TTTATCTATTGTTGTAACTCCATCATTTGTTTCATTTGGGTTAGGAGTCCAATTACTAATAAATGTTCCAACTTCTAACATAGATTGTGATAAATAGAAACTCTTAGTAGTATTATGAACTGAAAAAGTTACTGTGATTTCAGTAAGTTTTTTTGAAGTATCTCTAGTAGCAGTAGCACTTACCTTTTGCCATTTGTTGTATGATGTTATATTAATATTAGCTTTATAATTAGTATAACTTCCATCATCATATTTAAGTGTTATGTAATATTGGAAATTAGCACCACTACTATCATTAGTACCACTTGAACTAATGTAAACATAGCCACTTAAAGTATAGTTAGGAGAAGTTAATAATGATTTTTCTGTAATCTTTTGAGTAAGATAACCACTTCCTCCACTTTTCCCTGTAACTTTAATACCACATCTATCGGGACTACTATAAGTTCCTTGCCCAAAAGAATGAGTAAATCCACTAGTTATACTCCACATATCTAAATTTCTTCTAAAGTTACCATTATAAAGTAGGTTATATCCTCCACTTTCAGAGAATTTTAATGTAAAAGCATCTATACCTTGTTCTACTTCTGAACTAATTGAACTTGATATTTCATTTATCTCATTATCTATTTCAGTTTTAGTATAAGTAGTTTGTTTTACTATATTCTTAATACCATCTTCTGTCATAGTACTTTCAACTGAATTAACTTTTTCTTCTAATGTATCTACTTTTGTATTAACACCATTTATTATAGTATCTGTTTGTGTTTTATTATAATAGCTACTTGATACACTAGTTTGGAAACCATTTAAATCTTGTTCTAGTTTTGAAGTTTTACTAGTTAAACTATCCACTTCTCCATCAAGTGCATTATAATTTGTTTGCATATTACTTATTGTTTGACTATGACTATTAACTGTATTTTTTGTAATATTATAATCATCTTTTAATTGAACAACCGTACCATTTTCTTTAGTAATAGTAGTATTAGCAATTAAGCTATTAATTTGTCCTTGTGCTATTTCTATATTAGTAGTATTTGATGTTACTTGTTCAACAATACTTGATAAATCACCATTAACCGTTACTTCTTCAATAGTATCAACCTTATTTTTAAGTTGATTAAAAGCTACTTGTAATGTTTGTTCTTCATCATCTAAGTAGATTTTAGTAGATGATAATATTTCTGTACCATCACTTTCATTAATATTTTTTATTAAACTGTTGATATTAAGTTTAGCACCATTAATATTTGCTCCTTCACTAATCATACTATCAACAATTAGACCATCTTGAATAGCACTAGCAGTTATACCTTTCTCGTTAATAAGTTGTCCTTGTCCATCTTCGCCATAAAGTACAAATGTAAAGTTTTCTTGGGCATCTTTACCAATTTGAATACGAACATTGTTATTTTTATCCTTAAATTGCATAACAGTACCATTTAATTGCATAGCACCATCATTACTACGAATAGTTACGTTGTTAGTAATTAAGCTACCACCGACTATTTTATCTGCCATTAAACTATCTATCATAGCATCTTTTATAAAAGCATCTGCAACAGTAACTTTATCAGTAGTTAATACTAATGATTGAATGTTATCTGATGTTAAATTTCCATTAACTAATGTCTTGATTTCTGCCATATCAGAATTTAAACTACCAATATTTGCATTTGCACTATTTAAACTATCAATAGTAGCAAATCTAACATCAAGATTTTCAAATTGTCCATTAATAGCAGTAATTTCTTTTGCAATAAGTTCTTCTGTAACCATTAAGTTTGCACTTACTATATCACTAGTGATTTCTTTAAGGTAAGTAGTATCTATTTTACCTTCTGTTATTGCTCCGTCTTGTATACCATTTGAGCCAATTGGAAAATATTTATTAACTACACTTTCTATACCACTTAAAGTAGTAATATCTGTGCCTTTTATTTCTTTGTAATTTGTAAGATTACATTTGCAATTATTTCTATCTGTGAATGAAATCTCTAATTTACCAATTCTTGCTTGTAATGTAATCACAGGGTCAAAAGTAAAATCTACAACATAAACCGTATCACCGATATTTATATCTTGATATTCTTCATATGTCATTACAGTAGTACATTCATAGTCAAAATGTGGTACACTTCTTCTTTGTAATTCTGCTAAAGCATTTTCAACAATTAAATCGGCATCTTTTTCATTACTACTATAAACTCCATAGATGTAATCTCCACCATTATTATATTTATTATTATTTTCTTTTGCTAGAATTACATCACTACCACTACTTTTCTTCCAATCTGCTAAATCAATAACAATATCATTAACACCACTAACACTACTATCAATAATAATAGCAGTACACCAATCATATAAATCTTTTTTCTTTATGATGTTTTTTACATTTCTACTGTATTCAAAACGTTTGTATGTTTTTTCTCCAAGTTCTTCTTCTGCATATATATCTAAAAATTGATTAGTGATGCGACCGTTACTAAATTCAACTCTAACATTTATTTCATATCCAAATTGGCTCATATAACTTTGTATTAATCCCCAAATTTGTGTTGTTTTACTTACATCAATATTTAATACTTTACTTTCTAATGAAGTACTATATTTACCAATATGCCATTCTGTGTTATTAAGTATATACTCTAAGAAATCAATAGTATTAAATTCGCCTTTGAATGGACGAATTACACTATTTAATAACTCTAAACAAGAACTTTCTGCATAAATATATGTTAAAATTTTTCCTTCACTATGTTCTTGCTCCACTTCTGTTATTTGGAATAATTTATATTGGTTATGATAATAAAACATTACATAACAACCTTCATATACATCAGTAAGTACATTTGTACTAAACTCGAAACTCTCTACTCCTGTTGATAAATCCATTGTATATAAATCATCAAAGAAACTATTTTTTCCATCAATAGTTAATACTCTTGTTGTTATTTTCTTTTCATTTAATATAAATACTGTATTTACCATATTTATTACACCTCCTTACTTATAAGTATTTATTACCCCAAATAACATCTACGTTTGGTGTGCTACCACTAGTAACTTTTATTTCATTAACTCCTTGTATTATTGGTGAAAATTGGCTACCAATATCTACTAAATCATTTCTCTCAATATCATTTAGGTATACAGTAGGAACACTAGTATCTATTTTAAGAACATCTCCTTGTTTGAATATTACTTCATTATATTCTTTTTCTGTGTCTAGTGCATTATTTTCTGTTGTTATCTCTATTAAATTTACACTCATAGCACTAGTTTTATCTTGTCCTTCATTAGTACCTATGTATAAAACTAAGTAATTTAATTGTTCAAAGCTATTAGTATCATCTTTTACATATTTTGTTTTTAAGATTTTATCACCTTTTTTATTATAGGCATAAGCATACCAAACATTATTTATTCTCTCTATATATAAATCTCCAACAAAATCATTCCAACCACCGTATTTTCCACTTCTTGTTTCTGTATATGTAACACCTTTATCACTTCTTGTTTCTTTAAGTTTTGGATTAGGTGCTACTGTTTTATCTACTAAAAAATCTTTTCCATTCTTAGTTATTGTTGGATATGTAAACTCATAATATTTGTTATCATCACAAAGAGATAATTTAAATAATTGAGTGCTATTTTCACTATATCCGTAAAGTTCTATTACACCTTGTTTATCATCTGCATAATCAATTTCTCTATCATAAACAATAGTATATTCTGATGCTCTAATTACATCTGATACTAAAACATAACCTTGATACGGTTGTACTACTTTGTAGAATTGATTATCTCCATATTTATTAGTAGTTTCAATTCTTATAACTGTACCTGCATTTAATGTTCTTATATTTGTATATAATTTATTAGGACTATTTCTTAAAGCAGTAGCACTAGTTACTACATAGTTACAATAAGTACTAGTATATCTATTGTCTATATAACCTATTTTCACAGAAGTTTTTTTAATATATGCATATGTATGGTCATTATATAAATATCTATACCAACCACTACTACTTTCACTAAAATTTTCAATTGTAGTACCATATGATATACTACCTATTTTATACTTGTTAAGTAGTGCCTTTTCTTCTTCTGTTGCATCATCTCCAACTTCTGCATTAAATTCTGTTGTAAATATTTCTGCATTTGCTACATTAACTACTAAAATCGGCTTAATTTCTCCACTTATTATATTACTTTCATTATCATTATATGTAAATTCATTACTTGGGTCGCCATTAACTCCATATGAATTGAATGATACATTCACTTTAACTCTAAAGTCTGTTAATGATGTATCTAAGTTTTTCTTATAACAAGCACCGTGCCAAGTTGTGTCGGAATTTGTACTACCAAAATTACCACATATTAAATTATATCCATTAGTACCTAAAGCAAGTGTTCCTCCACCACTTCTACCACTATCTATTGGAGCAGAAGTAGATACCCAACCACTAAGACTAACACAAGCATCTTTAAATACTGAATTGTTTTTTATAACAGTTTCTTTTTCACTACTTGGTATTGCACCTAATAAAATATGTTGTTTTGTCATTTTATTTTCTAATTGAATAAATGTTGAATTGCTCATAAATCCAATACTAAAAGTTGGATATATTTCTACATCACTTTGATTATCAACTGTAAATGTATTATTATTATTATTATTCACTATATTTTGCTCTGTTGAATACCAATAAGGGTCATAAGCTATTAAATTTACTTCTATTTCGGCACAATATGTACTTAATTCAGTAATTAATATATCATTTGTTGGTATACACCACATAAAAAGATTCTCATTACCACAAAATAATCTACATTCTTCTTTAGTGTAAAAGGCTCTTTTAACATCATTTATATACATATCATAGTTATTTACATCAGTAGGTTGTATTAATAATACAAGTCTTATACTTCTTTCATTATAACTAGCACCATTGTATATATTTCCATTTCTTTCAAATACTTCTATACTAGAATGTTTTATAGAAGGTAAAGAGGGTATCTCTACCTCTCTTACCTTCACTACATTTGTTAAATCTATTTCATTGTATTTAATATAGTACAAGTTATTCACCTCTTTTTCGATTTGAACGTTTACTTAACTTAGCTAACTCTTGTTGACTATAAGTAGCAGTTGCTCTAGCTATTTCTCTACCATCAATGTATAATGGTA